AAATCCTTCTTTGTCTGGTACACCTCTCGTGGAGTGTACTAAAAAAATGGTCCGGGAAATTAAAACGCGTGCGTTTTTCTCGGTTGGCTGTCCCATTCGGAGACGTTTTGGAATATTTGTGCGGTGGTTAGGGAAATCCTACGGGATAACACTACCTATGCCGATTATTCCTGTCGTTGATGAAGGGGCAAAGTTGAAGTTCGTCAAGGAATTCTGCGGAGGATTTCTTGAACGTCCTAGGGATCATTTGTGGCATGATCCGACCATGAAGCTTTCTCGCGATGCGAGAATGTCGATTGGCATGTCACTTTTTCTTTTCCGGAAAGTTTTGCCATCAACAGCACCTGACCTGCAGGCGTATCTTGATAAGATGTCTAGTGAAAGTGAGTGTCACGATGATGACTTTATTAAGTACGTTGAGAAAAGAGTTCCTGAACTCTTTCCTCCTGGGTGGGATTTAACTCGATATCCGCAAGCAGCTTTGAATGCGACTATCCCTATTAAATCCTGTTCGCAGAAGGGTATGGGTGCTGGTGGTGCAAGATGCCAAGTTTTGACGCGCAAGGTGGGTTGGAATGACCACCAGAGCTATGTTATGGAGACTCTCACGAGAGAGTGTCCTGTTGAACTTGGTCCGTCCCGCATAACGGCGGTCGAGACGGCGGGTAAGTATAGGGTAGTTTCAGTCGGCGATGTCGAGATGAATCTATTCAGGCCCTTACATACCGCGATCTATAACCACTTGTCCTCTTTTACCTGGTTGCTTCGTGGCGACGCGAAGCCTTCGAGGTTTTCTGAGTTCACCCGACGACAGGGGGAGTTGTTCTGCAGCGGCGACTATGAGTCTGCTACAGACAACCTGAACAGTGAGGTTCAGCAGTGTATTCTTCGGAAGATACTGGAAAACTCTGCGTCGGTGCCGAAGGGCATTAAGGATTCCGCTCCGCAGATGCTTAGAACGAGCATCTGTCTTAAGGGGGGTCCGGTAGTTGAACAAAAGAGAGGGCAATTGATGGGGAACCTCCTTTCTTTCCCTCTACTGTGCATCGTGAATTATCTTGCTTTTCGTTTTTACTCCAAGACGAAGGGCCCTGATGTACCAGTCCGTGTGAACGGAGATGATATTATATTCCGTGCTTCTCAGGAAGTGATATCTAGATGGATGAAAGGTGTGAAAGGTTCCGGGCTAGTCCTTAGTAAGGGAAAGACGATGGTCGATCGTACCTATTTTTCTCTTAATTCAAGTCTCTTCAAAGCATCTGAGAAACGAGTTTCTCAGGTACCGTTCGTTCGTGGCAAAGCTATTTGGGGGTCTGTTGAAGATTCCCATCCTGTAATGTCTCTTAGCGGTAGGTGGCGCTCGTTCTGCGTAGGTTACTCTGGTTACCGAAAGAGGATGTGGCGTGAGCTTTGGTTAAGACAGAATAGGTCGACGATTCTCGCGAGTCGTAGATCTCTTACTAGAGGACTAGGGTTGTCTGTCTCCAAGACGAACTTGATAGACTCCGGTCTTTGGGATAGGGAATGTTTTTATCTATCATTCCCTGATGGGGTTGAGAAACCTCTTCCTCCTCATCCTGCACTGGTAGAGCAGCAGAGGATTCCCGAAGGATGGAGTATTCGTCCCGTCGACAGAATAACGAAAGAACACAGGAAGTTACAAAAGGAATTGGGTGCTCTGTTTGTGCAGTGTGCTTGGAGTCCACTTTCTGTGAACGAGAATATGAAAGAGAAAATTCAATCTTGGCGTCATCGTGCCTTTGGGAATTCGATACGTTGGGAAGTTAACGACCGGCGTTCACTTCTCTCGAAAGCAAGATTGCTTGGACTCTCTCGAAGAAATGCCGTCCGGTATCTGCGTCCTCGGGTGACCGAAGAGCAGATTCGGCAAATCGTTTCTCGAAACCGATTGAAGCTTTGTTTGCCGACCGAGAAGAAGCGGTACGATGCTGTCTTCTCGTGTATTGACAATGAATCCCCAGTCAGTGTGGAAGTTTCATTTTCTCGTTGTGTACGCATTCGTGAGGAAAACTGTGACCTTTACTGGGGTCCTCAGCAAGTACGAAGATACGATTGCGGAAGACTTGAGTTTGGCCCTCCACCGACGTTCTCTTCTGGCCAAGTCTTTATGACCAATCCAGTGGTGGCTGTCTAATTTCGAACCTCTGGTAAACGCTTCGGCGCGAAATCGATCAGTAAGTCGGTTTTCAGTAGAAGTGGAGCAGGACCTCGCTGCTCGCGTGCAGACGCAGGCGGAGCGGGAACTAGTTTCTGTCACTAAGTATAGTGTGGTTATCTGTGTTCCACAAGCTCAGCAAACAAGAGCCAAAGCGAAAAGGGAGGGGAGCGGCGGCACGTCGTCTTACATAGGAAAGGTG